TTTTATGTAGATGAATTGCTCAATTTATTTTTAACAAATTGAAACTTATTACTATTCTAAAATCTTTATAGAAGGAAGAAGTTAGGATGTCGGCGTGGGAAACAATCGGCATTGTAGCCGGTGCTATTTTGTCGTTAATTGGAATTATTGGCGGACTCGTAGCTTTCACGAGGTGGTTCATGAAGCAAGTTGTAAAATGGTTAACCAGTTTACTCAAACCCATGATGGAAAAACTTGATGAGCTTCACGAAAGCGGAAAATGTAGAGCCAAAGAAAACGGAATTATATTCCGTGCGTTATTAGGTATTATCGACTGTCTTGAGACTCAAAAAATAAATGGCAATCTTTCTAAGGCGAAAAAAGAAATAAATGAATATTTAACCAAACTGGAGGATGAATAAAATGATTGATTGGAAAAGTAAATTAACTAGTAGGAAGTTTTGGTTGTCTGTATCTGTACTTGTGACCTCATTGCTGATGATGTTTAACTCTGATGCTGGTACCGTAGAGCGCGTAACTGCTCTAATCGTGGCACTGGGTGATGTTGCTGCTTACATCTTTACCGAAGGTAAGGTTGATGCTGCGAGGGCGCAGAAAGAAGAATAATTAACAAGTAGCTGCTAGAAGTGCCGGTGGTTAGTTCCACTTGGCACTATTTTTTTTAGGGGTGTGTGATGAATCAACAAGATTTTATCAACGCTGTTGCACCCGCAGCAATTGAAGGACACAAAAATTACGGTGTTCCAGCAAGTTTAACAATTGCCCAAGCTATTTTGGAATCTGGATGGGGCAAATACGCCAACGGTAACAACTTATTTGGTATTAAGTGGCGCGAAGGTGACAAATATGATTTTGTTAAAGTGGCTACCACGGAGTACTACTCTTCTTTGCCAAATACTTCGGACTTAATATCATACGAGAAACTATCTGATGGCAGATACAAGGTTCGTGTATATGCAAAGTTTCGTAAGTATGATTCCTGGGCTGATAGTATACGGGATCACACTCAATTCTTACTCAAAGACAGATATATACCAGTTAGAGAATCAACAAATTATGTGGATGCTTGTGTAGCTGTGCATGAGTGTGGATACGCCACAGATCCAGAGTATGCTGGACGCTTAATTGCGTTAATTGAGCAATACGATCTGGATGATTATGATGATTTCAATTATGAAAGAAGGTACGAAATGGTACTCGCAATAGATGATGGACATGGTATGCAGACAGCCGGGAAAAGAACTCCTAAATTTGAAGACGGTTCTTTTATCCATGAGAATGAGTTTAACCGTGCTTGTGCAGAATTTTTAAGACAGGCTGCTATACGGTGTGGTATTACTCCTGTCATGTGTGCTCCCGGTGACGCCGATCACTCTTTGGCAAATCGGGTTGCCGTAGCAAACAATGCTAAAGCAGATGTGTTTGTTTCTATTCATTACAACGCTTATAATAGTGTGTGGAATAGTACAAAAGGTGGCGTTGAAACATGGTACTACAAAACCTCTAAAACCGGACCACGACTTGCCGCTCTGGTCCAGAAAGAACTAGTTAAGGGAACCAAACAAGAGAATCGCGGTATTAAAGCCGGAGATTTTTACGTTACGCGGAAGACTTCAATGCCAGCCATTCTTGTTGAGTGTGGCTTTATGGATTACCGACCAGAGGCAGACTTGATGCTGAAGGAGTCTTTTCAGAAAGAAACGGCTGAAGATATCTGCCGTGGCGTGTGCGCCTTTCTTGGAGTGAACTATGTGTCTCCTGGCGGAGACGATGAGGTTTCCGATGGTATTGTGGCAGAGAACAAAAAACTAAAGAAACAGATCGAGGAATATAAAGCACAGGTAGCGTCTCTCAAAAAGAAAATAGATGATGCTAAAAAAGCATTAGCTTAATAAAACGGAAGTTTTATCTAAGGCGACCTTCGGGTCGTCTTTTTTTTTATGCCTTGATTTAATTGCGTCCATCACGTACAATAAGTCCGAGGTGACGTAATGGACAAGGTAATTAAAGACACGGCTATATATCTAAGAAAGAGTCGGGGTGATGACCCTGATGTATTGTCTAAGCATAGAAGGATGCTTACGGATTATGCGGACAAGCAGGGATGGTCGTACACTATATACGAGGAAGACATTCTTTCTGGCGAACGGCTTTCTACTCGCCCGAAGATGTTGGGAATACTAGACGATGTTGAGGATGGAAAGTATAATGCCATTTTGGTTGCCGCATATGATAGGTTGTCGAGGGGTAGCAGTAAGGATTTCGGCACAATCATCGAGGTGCTGCAGTATGCGAATTGTTACATAGCCACTCCTGAACGAGTTTACGATCCCAACAATACAAATGATTTGACAATGCTTGGCATACAGGGAGTGTTTGCAAATACGGAACTTAGAACTATTGTTAAGCGGTTGGTCGATGGCAAAAAGAATGGGGCGAAAGATGGTAAGTGGACAAATGGCAAACCTCCGTATCCATATGAATATAAAAAGAAAGTTATAATTAATGATAGGGGTAAAGAAGAAGTTACTTCTGAGATAATTATTAACCCAGAAAAAAGAAAAGTATATGAATTGATAAAAGAAATGTATCTGACCGGTCAGTATGGAACTGAAAAGATTATGGTCGAATTGAACAAGATAGGGTATTCGAGTCCGGGAGGGACTACGTGGAACACAAACACTATTCAGCGTCTCCTCCTCCACGAATTTCATATGGGTTATTCTATATATGGGAAAGAAGAATGGAAAAAGGGACGCGACAATGTTAAAAGAGCTACCCGCAAACGGGATAAAGATGAGTGGTTTATTGGTCGTGGCGATTGGGAGATTTTGAAGACTGAAGAAGAACACCGCAAGATAATGCGCATCATGAGAAATAATACAAAGATTCCATCAAGAGCTAGGGCTGGTGTCTTCCCTACCTCTGGGCTGATGTACTGCAAACGCTGTGGATACGCCATGAGATATTCAGGTAGTCGCAAGGAGACAAAGACCGGCAAGGAGTATAATTTCACAAAATGCAATCATATTAGTCCGGTTGGTGAAAGATGTTCTCAGCATGGAGTTAAAATGACTGAGGATTTTTATGATGTGTTGTTTAATACAGTAATTACTAGTTACTTAGACATGGATATCATTAAACGTACCAAATCACATCAAGAAGACATACTTAAGAAAGAAGCCATGATTGTTGATTTAGAAAAGCAACTGAAAAGACATAGTGATGCTCTAGATCGTATCAAAGAGGCATACGTGATGGAGGTTTATAATTTAACTGAGTTTGCGGAAGAGAAGAAAAAATTGGATGCGAAAATTAAGAATACTAAAAAAGAGATCCACCGACTTGAGGATGAGGTGTCTAGCGCCAGCTTATATACAAAACAGGAACTAGATGCTAAAATTGAGTTGTTCAAGAAGAATTGGCTCAAAGCGACAACGCCCAAAGAACAGAACGATTTGTTGAAAACTGTTGTGAAACGAATTTTTTATAATCGTCAAGGGGATAATGTTGTTTTAGAAGTAGAGTACTTATAAGGAGGTGATGCCCATGACTACTAATTCAGGTCGAGTACCCAATCGTTTAGCGAACGAAACATCTCCTTACCTACTGCAACATGCCTATAATCCGGTTAGATGGTTCCCCTGGGACGATAATGCGTTTAACGTGGCAAAAGTAGCAGATAAGCCGATTTTCCTAAGCATTGGGTACTCCTGAATTTGCAGTAAATAGGCTACATGCCACTGGTGCCATGTCTCTTAATTACTGCAATTTAGATAAAAAGAAAAAGCCCCAGATCAGGGCTTTTTGGATTTGATTATATGGGAGGCGGTTTGATTTAGATCCTCTATTGCTTCCCGAGATGGCTTATTTAGTTCAATTACGGTAAATTTGATTTTACCCATGTCCTACCCCTTGCAAGTGATTTAAGGTTGAAATTCTATTGTATTTACTAGTGCCCCTGACGAATGAGACGTACTGTGAGATGAATTTTAGTTTTCAT